TGCGCGACAACATCGGGGCCATGTTCGGTGACAAGCTCACCCGGTCCGGTGGCAAGGCATTGCAGTTCTACTCCTTCCACGTCGTGTGGCTGGCCAACCTCGGCAAGATTAAGGTGAAGCGCAAGGGGATTGAGCGTACCGTGGGCATCAACATCAAGGCCAACCCGAAGAAGAGCAAGGGTGGCCCGCCCTTCCGGGAGGTCGAGTTCCCCATCTACTTCAACTTCGGCGTCGACGACGTGCGTGCCGGACTCGACTGGCTCAACCAAGTCGGGCGCCTCGACGCCATCGGGCTGGGCGGGAAGGTGGAGAAGGGCGACGACGAGGAAGACGAGAAGACGAAGGGCCGGCAGATCGGCAAGAAGAAGGGGCCGAAGGCCACCAAGGCACTCCAGCAGGTGTTGAACCGCCTCGACACCATGCCCGACGACGAGTACCGGGCCTTCCGCAAGCGGCTCAACAAGGCCGTCAAGGTGGTGTGGCGGGACGTGGAGGAAATCTTCGAGCCGAGGCGTCGCAAATATGCTTAGGATAACATTTATCGAGCATTGGAAACCGATACCCGGTTTCGAAGGTCGTTGGAGGAAGTACGCATGAACCCGCCCTTCACCCTCAATTACTCCAGCTACGCCGTTCCGGGCGAATTCCACATCCGCCGCACGGCCCCGGATAGGTTCGGGCAGGACGTGATCGTGACGTTCCACGACTACCACCCGCAGACGGGCCGGTTGATGGTGGTGGAGTTGGCTACCAAGGTCGATTCACTCTGGCGGGCACTCTCGATTGTCTCCGCCGTTTTCCTGCGAGACGTTTATGGCGAAGGCACGAGGTAAGGGACCGGCGTACGAGCGCAAGACGTGTCAAACCCTCTCCCTGTGGGTGAGTCGGTTGCGGCGCGAGGACGTCTTCTGGCGCAGTGCCATGAGCGGGGGCCGGGCCACCCTCCGCTCCCGCAAGCTACGGGGCTCGACGCCCACCCGGGTCCGTGACAAGCACGGGAAGGTGAAGGGCATCACGCACGACGCCCACTGCGGCGACATCGTGGCCACCCACTCACTCGGCAACCTCCTCACCAACCTCTTCGTGCTGGAGTGTAAGCACTACGCCGACTTGAAACTCCTCACCCTGTTTTTCGGCAAGGACGGGAAGATGACGGGCTTCTGGCGGAAGGTGTGCAAGGAGGCCGACGACACCGACCGCCAGCCCATGATGATCGTGCGCCAGAACAACTACCCCGACATCCTCTGCACCACCAAGCGGGGCAAGATCATCCTCACCGCGGGACTACGCCGGGGCGAGGAGCTGGTGCCCCTCGTCTTCATCCCCCGCTTGGGGATGTGGGTGTATAAATTCAGGGACGTACTCGGGGCCGTGCGGTTCGACAACATCCGCCGGATACACGAGCACCCGGAAGTCATCAAGGCTCATTTCAAGGAGTGACGCGACATGGCTTGGGCGAATATTACGGGAACTAATAACGACGAGTCCCCCCGCGGGATGGTAGTCTTTGCGGGTAGGACCTTCACCGAATACCGCACGCCGGCCGGCACGGTAGTGACGGTGAGGCACCGGCCGAAACACCGCTCCAAGGCGGAGCGGCGGAACCGGCGGGCTCGTTTCGGATTCGGCCGGTAAAGGAGATGACACCATGGCCAAGGGGTACCCGTCCAAGACTCGTGCGAAGAAGGCGTTCAAGCGGGGTTTTCTGGGCTCGTTGAAAGCCCACCCGTTCAACCCGTACCGACACCCCCACCTCCGGAAGTTGTTTGACCGCGGGGTGGCCGAAGGAAGGAAGAATCCCGATGCCGTACCCCGAAAAGGCCCACGACGACAACCCGAAGGCTCCAACCCCGTCTTCCGCCAAGGTGGGCGAGAAGGTGGACGGAGCCCTGCTCATCCCCCCGGTGGGAAAGTGGTACACCATCGGGGGCCTTGGCCACGTTGACACGCCGACGGCCACTTTCCGGGAAGTGAAGGGGACGCACTATTTCGAGTGCATCGAATGAAACCCACCTTCCTCATCACCGCAGACTGGCACCTCACCTCCCGGGCCCTCGACGAGTACCGTTGGGAGCTCTTCCCGTGGCTGCGCAAGCAGGTCAAGGCCCGGGGGGTGGGGGCCCTCATCGTGGCCGGTGACATCGCCGACTTGAAGGACAACCACCCCTCGGCCCTCGTCAACCGGCTGGTCGACGAGGTGAAGACCCTCGCCGAGTTGTGCTCGATCCACCTCATCTCCGGCAACCACGACTACACGGACCCCGACAACCCGTACTGGCGCTTCCTCGTACACGTGCGGGGCGTGAGCTTCTACCACCGCCCCCACGTCGCGACGCTATCCGGCGTACAGGTGTGCTACCTCCCCCACACCAAGCACTGGCGGCGGGACTGGGGCATCAAGGGGAAGAAGTCCTTCTTGAAGGGCCACGACCTCATCGTCTTCCACCAGCCCATCAAGGGCGCCGAGACGGAGGCGGGGGAGGCCCTCGAAGAGGGTTTGCCCTCCAAGGTGTTCCGCAGGGAGGTCGTCGGTGACGCCTTCGTCGTCGGCGGCGACATCCACGTGCCCCAGCAGGTCGGCAACGCCACGTACACCGGGGCCCCGTACCCGATTCGGTTCGGGGACGCTTACAACCCCCGCGTCGTCCTCTGGAGTCCGGGGGAAAAGCCCAAGAGCCTCCCCCGCCCCGGGCTCCGCAAGGCCGTCGTCACTACCGACGGCGACGCCGAGGACTGGGAGGGGTTGACGGAGGGCGACATGGTAAAGGTGCGGTTGGTGCTCCCGCGGAGCGAGTACGTGGATTGGCAGAAGCGCAAGAGGGAGGTGGAGAAGGCGGCGAGGGAGCGGGGGCTCAAACTCTGCGGGGTGGAGGTGAAGGAGAAGGCGGTCCTCGACGACAACGGGGGGCCGGACGTGGAGGCGGCGTTGGGGGTGAAGAACCCCCGGGACCGCGTCGCCCTCTTCCGGGAATACTGTACGTCGCGGAAGGTGTCGCGGGCGGTGACGGAGGTGGGGGTGGGGATCGTGCGGGGTGACGCGTGAGTGCTCCGAAGGGCCACCACTACCTCATCAAGAAGGTGCGCCGGTGGCGTATCGTCTCCGCCCGTATTTACGCCCAAGAGTTAAGGCACGCCGTGAAGTATAACAAACCGTGGAAGTTCGCCGCCGTCGACGCAAACGTGCCGTTGAAAGGTGTGGCATGATTAAGTTTCACCACCTCGCCCTACAGGGGTTCCGATCCTTCCGGGCCGACACCGTCTTCACCTTCCCCCGGCGCAACGGGTTCTACCTGCTCGACGGGCATAACGGGGCCGGCAAGTCGTCGGTGTGGGGCGGGTTGTGCTGGGTGATCTACGGGAAGACCGACCGGGGGCTCAAGGCCGGTGACGTGGCCAATTGGGAGCGGGAGGAACTCACCTCCGGGATGCTGGAGTTCACCGTCGGCGGGAAACTCTACGCCCTTACCCGCACGTGGAATCCCAACTCCGTCAACCTCGACGTCAACGGCAACCCGAGGCCGGTGACGCAGGAGCAGGTCGACGAGCTGATCGGGCTCGACTACTCGGGCTTCCTCAACACCGTGCTCGTCTCCCAATTCGCCGACACGTTCTTCGACGTCTCGGCCACCGACCGCCTCGACTTGTTCGGCCAAGCCCTCGACTTGGGCTTCTGGGAGGAGAAGGGGGATTACGTGCGCCAGAAGGCCCGGGGGGTATCCGAGGCCCTCCAAGCCGACAGAAACGCACTGGAGCGGAAGAGAGGCCACCTACAGGGGCTCCGGGAGACTCGCCGGAGGCTCCGGGGGAAAATCGAGGAGTGGCAGACTACCCGGGACGCCTCCCTCCGGGAGCTACGGGGGCAGTTTTCCCGGCTCCGGAGGATGAAGGGGGAGACGGAGCGGAAGATGGTCAAGGCCAAGGCCCGGGAGGTGAAACGGGCCAAGGCCGTCGTCAAGCTCACCAACCTCGTCGCCGACGCGGAGCGGGCCGAGCGGGAGTACGCGCACGAGGTGGTGCGACTGGAGGGGGAAATCACCGGGGCTCTCCGCGACGCCTCCAAACTGGAGAAGGAGTCGGAGGCCGTCAAGAAGCTCAAGGGGTACTGCCCGACGTGTAAGCAGTACATCAAGGCCGAGCACGTGAAGGACGCCGCGGGGAGGCTTCGTACGGAGGCCAACCTCGTCTCCGCCGAGTGTGCGCACATCCGGGCGAGACTGGAGAAGGCCAACCGGAAGGCCCGCACCGCCGCCAAGGTACTCCGCACGCTAAGGGAGCAACTCGCCCACGCCAAGGCCCGGGTTGAGGCGGTGAGGAAACGGCAGTCTTCCATCCTCCGCAACGAGTTGGGCCTCACCTCCGACATGGAGGCCATCCGGCACAAAATCAAGGCACTGGATGAGGAGTCCCCGCTGGAGGTGGAGTACGAGCGGGTGCGTGCGGAGTGGCTCGACACGCAGAAGGCGGTGAAGGGGTACGAGGAAAACGTCAACAAGCTGGAAAAGCGGGAAGTGGCCCTCGCCCAACTCGCCAAGCTATTCAAGGAGCTCCGCCTCCACCTCATCGAAGAGGCGTTGGCGGAGTTGGAGGTGGAGTGCAACAACGCCCTCGTCCAACTCGGGCTAGACGGGTGGGCCATCACGTTCGAGGTGGAGAAGGAGACCAAGGGCGGGGGAGTCACCCGGGGCTTCCACGTCTTAATCACCTCCCCCGAGTCCAAGGGAGCCACCAATTGGAAGGCGTGGAGCGGTGGGGAAACCCAGCGCCTCCGCATCGCCGGGGCCGTCGGGCTCGCCGCCGTGATTCGCTCGAGGCGGGGGCTCGACTTCCCCTTGGAGATTTGGGACGAGCCCACCACCTTCATCGAAGAATCCGGCATCCAAGACCTGCTCACCTACCTCCAAGCTCGTAGCGAGGATCGGCAGGTGTGGCTCATCGACCACCGTTCCCACACCTTCGGCTTCGACGGCCACGTGACCGTCAAGAAGGACGAGACGGGCTCCAAAATCATCGTGAGGAAAACCGAATGAGTGTCAACAACCCCGACCCCTTTGCCTGCTTTCACGACGCCATGGAGGCCATGGGAATCCTCGTCAAGCTAAGGGTGAAGAAGCTACACGCCCAAGCCCAACTCCCCACCAAGGCCAACGACCACGCCGCGGGCGTCGACTTCTATGCCCTCACGGGCGGGCATCTGGAGCGGGGCCAATCCACCGTCGTCAAGACGGGCGTCGCCGTGGAGATCCCCCGGGGGTATTGGGGCCTCGTGCGCCTGCGGAGCGGGGTGGCGGCCAAGTGGGGGCTAGTCATCGCCTCCTCCTCCACCATTGACTCCGATTATCGCGGGGAGTTGATCGTGCCGGTGTACCGCCTCGACAACTACGTGGGGGCTTATTTCGACGGGTACCACGGCCCGTTCGATTGGGAGCCTCACACCCGACTCTTCCAACTCCTCCTCATCCCCCAACCCGTCGTGCGGGTGGAGGAGGTGGCGGAGCTTAGTGACACGACCCGCGGCCAAGGTGGCTTCGGGCACACGGGGGTTTAACCCCCCTCAACACAAGGAGCAAAGGAATGCTCGTACTCTCCCGACAAGTCGACGAAACCCTCTACGTCTTCCCCCACGGGCTCGACGGCCCGATCATCGAAATCACCGTGGTCGACATCCGCGGCGACAAGGTCCGCCTCGGCGTCAACGCCCCCGCGTCGATGCCGGTGCACCGCAAGGAGGTGTACGAGGCCCTCCGGCGCGAGATGCGTGAGGAGGAGGCCAACGCCAAGTTCGCCGCCGACACGGCACGCCTCGCCTCACAGCAGCAGAATCCCCCGCAAGCAACTTGAAAGTAAATAATCCCCACCTACCCTCCGGGGACTATGGAGCGCGTGCGTATCACCCGGGCAGACGAAGGTGACACGCCGGGCAGGAAGAAGAGTAAGAAGCAGGCCGTGACAGGGAAGAAGCGGGCACCGGTGAAGGGCTCATACCCCGCCTCACCGGTAGCCCCTTCTCCCATTCTGGCCCTCGCCGTTCCCAAGAGCATCTTGGATGAGGACTTGATCCGGCGTTTCTGCCGACTCATCCGCAAGGGCCTCCCCCCGGAGACGGCGTGCAACTTCCTCAACATCTCCCGGGTGGCCTTCTGGAATTGGATTACCAAGGGCGAGCAGTTCCGCAACGGGAACGGCGAGCCGGGGGAGTTCGCCCTCTACGGGGCCTTCGTCGCCAACTTCCGCCGAGCCACGGCCAAGTACCTCGCCCGCATCAACAAGGACCTCCACGAAGCGGGGCCGATGTGGGCGAAGTACATGACGATACTCGAACGGCGGGACCGCAAGAACTACTCCCGCAAGGAGGCCCCGGGCACCGACACCGGCACCATCGACCCCGATGAGAGGTTCCTGTAATGCTCGACTTCTACGAGCAATCCCTCTCCACCGTAGAACGCCCGGCCCCCACCACGCAGAAGGGCGGGCGTTTCTGGCACATGGACGATCCCGTGTTGGAGCCCGAGCACAACCGGGTGGTGCGGGGCGGGATGTGGAGCCACCAGCGCCAGTGGTGGGAACTCCCCGACTTCTTCAAGGTGCTGGTGGGCGGGTACGGTGCCGGCAAAACCCTCATCGGGTGCAAGCGCATCATCGCCTCGGCCATCGAGAACGCCCCGTGCATGGTGGCCGTCGTCTCCCCCACCTTCCCCCTCGCACGCTTCACCGTCATCTCCACCATTACCGGGCTCCTCGCCGGCAAACAGACGCTACTCGGCAAACAGCAGTTCTGGTGGAAGTACAACAAGACCACCCACGAATTTAAGATCCGGTACCGGGGCCGCGACGCCTCCATCATCGTCTACTCCGGCGACGACCCCGACTCCCTCCGCGGCCCCAACCTCGCCGCCGCCTACCTCGACGAGCCCTTCATCATGGACGTGGCCGTCTTCGAGCAGATGGTGGCCCGCGTGCGCCACCCCGACGCCAAGCGGCGGGAAGTCATCATGACGGGCACCCCCGAGCAGTTGAATTGGGGGTATGACTTGTGCATGGGCGAGATGGGGGACCGGATGCGGGAGATGGGCATCGAGAACCTCACCGTGGGCATGGTGCGGGCTTCCACCCGGGGCAACAAGGCCCTAGACCCCAACTACGTCAAGCGGTTGGAAGGCACGCTGTCCCCCCAAGCGCTAAAGGCGTACGTGGAGGGGAACTTCGTCAACCTCGCCTCCGGCCTCGTCTACTACGGTTTCGACGCCATGCCGGGCGGGGCACACATCCACGGGGGCGAGCTCGACAAGATCCCGGACAACGCGGAAATCGGCGTCGGCATGGACTTCAACGTCAACCCGATGGCCATGGTGGCCTTCTGGAGGCAGGGCAACCGGGTGCACTACTTCCGGGAGTGGGAACTCCCCAACGCCGACACGGAGCTGGCGTGCTCGGAAATCAAGGACACGTTCCCCGACAGGCACGTCATCGTCTACCCCGACGCCACCGGCTCCAAACGGCAGACGAGTGCCCCGGGCGGCAAGAGTGACTTCTTCTACATCAAGGAGGCCGGATTCGAGATCCGAGCCCCGGCCCAGAACCCCAAGCGCAAGGACCGGTACAACGCCGTCAACGGGAAGCTCAAACCCGCCGCCGGTGGCCCGGTGACGTGTACCGTCAGCCCGAAGTGTAAGAAGCTCATCAAGTACCTCGCCATTCACGCGCACGAGTTGATGACGAAGCAGAAGAACATCACCCACCTGCTCGACGCCTTCTCGTACCCCATCAGCTTTTTGTTCCCGGTAAATAAGACGGTTTTGCAGGTTGGAAAACTCTCAGGCACTTAAAGGAGACTCCCATGCCGGTTGCTTCCCACCACCCGAAGTACGATTGTTTCCGCCCCCTGTGGGACAAGTGCCGCGTCGTCGTCAAGGGCGAGGACGCCGTGAAGGCCGCGGCCACCACGTACCTCCCGCTCCTCACCGACCAAGACAACAACGAGTACGAGGCGTACAAGCAGAGGGCCAGCTTCTACAACGCCACCGGCCGCACCGTGGAGGGACTGGCGGGGGCCGTCACCCGGAAGAAGGCGGAGTTGAAGGTGCCCAAGCAGATGGAGGAGGTGTTGAAGCACGTGGGGGTGAAGGGCCAGCCCCTCGACATCCTCATCAAGGACTCCTTGGAAGAGGTGCTCACCACGTCGCGGTACGCCCAGCACGTCGACGCCCCCGTCACCCCCAACGCCGACCCGTACGTGGCCACGTACTGCGCGGAGGACGTCATCAACTGGCAGCAGGAGTTGATCGACGGCAAGGAGGAGTACGTGCTCGTCGTCGTCGCCGAGAAGACGATGGTGAAGGACGTGAAGGACCCGTACGTGATGAAGATGGAGGACCGGTGGCGGGTGCTCAAGCTGGAGCGGGGGTCTCTCGTCAAGGTGGCGACGAAGGACGGGGAGGAGGACGCCGTCGTGGCCACCGGCGACGACGACGCCAACCGCACGTACGTCGTGGAGGTGTGGCGGGAGAAGAAGTTGGGCGAGCAGGTCAGCGGGGAGGACCGGTACGTGATGGAGTCCCGGCTCATCCCCCGCAAGCGGGGCGGCAAGGCGTGGGATCGCATCCCCTTCCAGTTCGTCAACCCGTCGGGGGTGAGCGACGAGTTGGAGGAGCCCGTCATCCTCGACTTGGCCAACGTCAACCTCTCCCTCTACCGCAACTCCGCCGACTACGAGCACGGACTCCACTTCACGGCCCTCCCCACCGTCTGGACCGCAGGGTTCGAGGTGAAGGCGGGCACCAAGCTCCGCGTCGGCTCGAACAACTCTTGGAACGCCGAGGACCCCGCGGCCAAGTGCGGGATGTTGGAGTTCACGGGTGCCGGCATGGCAGCGCTAAAGGAGAACATGGAGGCCAAGAAGCGGGAGTTGGCGGTGCTCGGCGCCCGACTCTTGGAGGAGCAGAAGAAGGAGGCGGAGGCCGCGGCCACCGTCACGCTCCGGCAGGCCGGCGAACAGTCCATCCTCTCCAACGTCGCCAAGTCGGTCTCGAGCGGGTGGACGCAGTGCCTCAAGTGGGTGGCGGAGTGGATGAACCTGCCGTCCGACGGGGTGGAGGTGTCCCTCTCGCAGGATTTCATCACCGTCCCCCTCGACGCCCAGACGCTGGCCCAAATCTCCGCCGACGTTCAGGCCGGCATGCAGTCGTGGGAGAATTACTTCTACAACCTCAAGCGGGCCGAGATGGTGCCCGACAACGTCACCGCGGAGGACATGCGGGCTCAAATCGAGGCCGGCGTGCCCATGGCTAAACCGACGCCCGCTCAGGAATTCGAGCTTGAGAAGCAGAAGCAGGCTGCGGAGCAGCAAATCAAGGTCGCCAAGGAAACCAAGCCGGAGCCCGCGCCGAAGCCCGCGGCGTAGGTTACGTGCTCCACAATAGGGGGAGCTAAAACAACACCACGGAGGTAGAGGCTGTGCCCAACTTCAACGACAAGGTGGCCGACGAGTACGTCGCACACGCCGTCGACTTAACCCGCGTGAGCGAGGGGATTCGGGGTGACGTGCTCAAGCTCCTCCACGGGCTACGCAAGGAACTCTTCGGCCAACTCGTCGACGAGAACCTCGCCGAGGTGCTCAAACTCACCGACCGCCAGCGGCGCACGGAGAACCTCATCAAGGAGGCCGGCGACACCATCGCCACGGCGTACAAGGACGTCAACGAGCACGTCAGCAACGAGTTGATGGAGTTGGCCGACGTCGCCCACGACTCCACGCTCAACATCATGGACTCGGTGTTTTCCAAGGAGGTGTCCACCACCACGCTCACTCGGCACACCTTGGAGGAGCTCGTCACCAACTCCATGATTCAGGGGGCCCCGTGCAAGGACTGGTGGGGCAAGCAGTCGGTGGACACGCAGAACCGGTTCGCCTCGCAGCTCCGCATGGGGATGGCCGCGGGGGAGAACAACACGCAACTCATCCGCCGCATCGTCGGCCGGAAGACGGGGAACAAGGTGCCCGTCACCGACGCCAAGGGGAAGACGAAGATGGTGCCGGAGTTCACCGGTGGCGTCATGGACGTCTCAGAAGCGCAGGCCACGGCTCTGGTGCGCACGGCGTGCACCACCGTCAACAACAACGTCCAGAACAAGACGTTCGAAGAGAACCAAGACATCCTCGCCGGCCGGCAGCTCCTCGTCACCCTCGACGGCCGCACGTCCCCGATCTGCCAAGCTCGCAGTGGCGGGGCGTGGGACTTTCAGGGCAACCCGTTGCCGTCGTCGGCGGTGAAGGTCCCCTTCCCCGGCCCGCCCCCGTACCACTTCAACTGCCGCTCCATCCTCATCCCCGTCACCAAGAGTTGGAACGACCTCATTGAAGACGCGGGCGGGGAGAAGATCCCCGGGCTGGAGGACTTCGACAAGGGCACGCAGGCGTCGATGGACGGGCAGGTGGCCGCGGACTTGACGTACGAGCAGTGGCTCAAGACGAAGCCGGAGGAGTTCCAAAAGCAGGTACTCGGCCCCACCAAGTTCCAACTGTGGAAGGACGGCAAGCTCACCCTCCCCGAGATGATCGACCAGAGCGGCAACCCGCTCACCGTCGCCCAGCTCAAGGCCAAGGCCGGGTTCAAGATGGAGGAGGGGAAAACCGTCGCCCGGCGCAACCGGGCCATCACCAAGAAGAACGAGGCCAAGGCCACCGCCACGCTGGAGGCCGACACCCTCCAACGCCAGCACGAGGCCGAGAAACAACTCCTCCGCCAAGAGCACGAGCAGAAACTCGCCCAGCTCGAGACCGCCAAGCAGAACGAGGTGATTGCCGCCCAGAACGCGGCCAAGGCCGAGGCCCAGCTCAAGGCCGCGGAGGCCCAGCGCCTCCACCTCGCCGAGAAGCAGCAACTCCGCACGGAGGTGGAGGCCCAG